AAGATTCCACCCGACACGTTAGCCGAAGTTGCTTACAAGTGGGGAAACATGTATTCAGCACTCTGTGTAACTGACTTAACAGGTGGTATGGGTGTTGCAACGGCAAGAAGACTTCAGGAACTTGGTTATAAACATTTCTATGTTGACGGTGTTGATATGTCAAACAAATGGAAGTGGGACCCAAAAGCCAAAGAAAAAATACCCGGTATTAATTTTAACAATAAAAGGGTTCAGATTATTGCTGCTTTTGAAGAAGCCGTTAGACATGAATTTAAAGTAAGGTCTTCAAGATTATTGGGTGAGATGGGGACATTTGTTTACATAAACGGTAGACCTGACCACCAAAAAGGACATCACGATGACTGTATTATGTCAATTGCAATGGCTTTGTATGTTGCCGAATTGGCGTTTCCTTCATTGGTAAAAGTTGTAAATCAAACAAAAGCCATGTTGGATTCTTGGTCTACAGTTCTAAGTGAAAACAAAGACCAATCCCAATTTTTTAATCCTCAGATACCACAATCAAACCAATCAATGCTCAATCGTAATCAACCATATCACCCAACAAGAAATGATTATGAAAAGTATCGTTGGTTATTTAATCCAAAGTAGTATTTATAAAAGACCTATTTGAGTTAAATTTTAGAAAATGAGTTCACAACAAAATTTTACAGTTTGGCAAAGAATCAGGATTTTCCTACTTATAAGTTTGATAAGAAGGAATTACTTCGTACAACGGATAAAGCCGAATACGAAAAGGAAAAACTTCAAGCAAGACAATCAATGTATTTGGCAAATCAATTTGCCAAAGTTGAGAGTAATCTTTACAATCAGGCGATTTATTATGAACCAAATAGATTGGCGAGTTACTATGACTACGAGTCAATGGAATATACTCCTGAGATTGCTGCAGCATTGGATATCTACGCTGAAGAATCCACAACACCAAACGAAGATGGATTTATTCTACAAATCTATTCAGAATCAAAAAGAATAAAATCCGTATTAGCCGATTTATTTAATAATGTTTTAGATATTAACACCAACTTACCTATGTGGACAAGAAACACGTGTAAGTATGGTGACAACTTTATTTATCTCAGACTTGACCCTGAAAAAGGTGTATGGGTACCTCTAACATCAAAACACCTGACAATAGTAAGGGACTTAAATTTACCATGAAATCCCGAAACATGGAGTTTCAACCATGGGAAATAGGTCACTTCAGATTATTGGGGGATGATAGAAAACTTCCTTATGGTACATCCATGTTGGAAAAATCAAGACGTACTTGGAAACAACTTTTGTTATCAGAAGATGCGATGTTAATTTACAGAACATCAAGAGCACCTGAACGAAGAATTTTCAAAGTGTATGTTGGTAACATGGAAGATGATGATATTGAAGCATACGTACAAAGAGTTGCCAACAAATTCAAAAGAGAACAAATTGTAGATTCAAAGACAGGTAATGTTGATATGAGATTCAACCAAATGGCGGTTGACCAAGATTATTTCATTCCTGTAAGAGACCCGGCACAACCTTCTCCAATTGAAACTTTGCCAGGAGCAACAAACCTTTCTGAAATTGCCGATATTGAATACATTCAGAAAAAACTTGTAACAGCACTTCGTATTCCAAAAACATTCTTGGGATTTGAAGAAACTGTTGGTGATGGAAAATCATTAGCATTACAGGATATTCGTTTTGCTAGAACTATCAACAGAATTCAAAAATCAATGTTGCAAGAGATGAATAAAATTGCTATTATTCACCTTTTCTTATTGGGATTTGAAGAAGAAGTTTCAAACTTTACTTTAGGTTTAACAAACCCTTCAACACAAGCTGATTTATTAAAAGTTGATTTGTGGAAAGAAAAAATGTTGTTGTATAAAGATGTTGTTACAGACCCAGGAAACGGTATTCAACCAGCATCTTCAACATGGGCTAAAAAGCACATATTTGGTTGGTCTGATGATGAAATTAGAACTGACTTACTACAACAGAGAATGGAAAGAGCTATTGGTGAGGAACTTAAAAATACCCCTACAGTTATTGCTAAGACAGGTATCTTTGATACATTGGATAAGTTATATGGTACTAAAGAAGGTGCAGGAGCTCCGGCAGCACCTCCGGGTGAAGTTAGTGAGCCCGCGGCAACAGAACTCCCCGGTGGATTAGGTGGCGGATTTGAAGCTGAGTTTGGTGGAGGTGGAGGAGCACCCGAAACACCTGAAACCCCACCTGGTGAAGAAGCTGCGGTAACACCTGAATCTACCAGTATAAAGGACTTAAATATTCTCTTAGAAAATGATATTCATGGTTCAAAATTCTTAGATTTAAGTATTGGTCAACAAAACTTAGGAAAAATTGCTGAGGAATTGGATAAGTTACTTGGTTCGTAATATTTATTTATGAATCCAAATAACCCCTGCAAACATGACATTCGGAGAAATTAAATCAATTATCGAAAAAAACCTACTGGAATCTTACAGTAATCCAGCCAACTTTAAGAAAACTCTTAGAGAATTCAAACATAATATTTTAGAAAACAAAGCTTACTCGAAGTTATATTCGTTGTATGATGAGTTGCACAGATTCCATTGAAATCTATGGTAAGTATTGCTAACCAAACAATTCAAAAGTATTTGGAGACTTTAGATGAAACCACTAAAAAGAATGTTTTCCACGTTTTTGCTGGCAATCAAGAAGATTTAGAAAAAGAATTTGAAACTTTAAAAGAAAATACGATTCAAAAATTATCTTCTTTGAAAGATAATGAATCAGAAAGTGATGTTGTAAAAACTATTAAAGAGACGATTGAGAAGATTCAATCTGAAAAATTTGACCAACTCAATTATGTAAGATTGAAACAACTTGGTGACTCTATTGTTCTTGAGTCCTAATCTTTTGTTTGTATTGGGCTGACAATTTCTTTTTTCTCTTACTAACAGATTTTTTCTCAAACTCCTTAAGTTCAAGGAGTTTTTTTGTTTGCTTGGTTTTGATTACCTTTCCCTTAAGTTCTTTAAGAGACTTCTCAATATTACCTTTTACTACGACTACTAACATATACAAGAAATATTTGGTAATTTGGTAAAATTCTATTATAATTTCTAAAAAGACAATAAAAGTTAGAAATTTAACTTAATGAAAAAAGGTAAAACAATTAAAATCAATCAATATGAATCTTTGAAAACATCTTATGGTACTGTTGATTCTAAAAATTTAAAGTCATTGTACATAAACCTTCAAACGTGGGTCTTACCTAAAGATGAGTATGAAAATTGGGAAAGAATTGTTGGGAATCTCAGTAGAGAAATAAAACATTCTGTCTATGAAAGTTTAAATAGAGAACTATTCCAAGAAAACTTTATTGTTGATTTAGATTTGAGAACAAGTGGGATTCAGGTAGGTAAAAAAAGTTTTATGAATCTTGAAATAAACTTATTCACCAAAAATGAATTAGATTTCAAATCAATGATAGTTAAAGATTCTGTCAAAAAAATTATCAAAGAAATTTATAAAAATTGTATTATACGGAATACTAAATTTTTATTTTCATCATCCAAAAACCCTATATCGGAGAAAACATTCATATAACTTAGTATTTATCATTTAAAAGATAAGATGAAAGATTATAGAATATTGAACGCCAGTGAAACGGGTAGGGGTATTTTAATTGAAATGGATGCTGGATGGGTATCACCATCAGACCCAAAAAATGTTGACATTCTTCGTGAACAAAAAGAATTGGACTATAGAAATCCTTTTGAGTTTTATGCTGTATTACAGAAGTACGGAGTACCTAATAGAAACGGTAGAGTGTATCCTGAAAAGATTTTAAAAAGAGAATCTGAAAAATACAAGACAGCAATTAAGAAAGGTTTATCAACTTCTGAATTAAATCACCCTGAGTCATCTCTTATTGACTTGGATAGAGTTTCACACCTAATTACCGATATTTGGTGGGATGGTAATGTTCTAATGGGTAAATTAAAATTATTAACTTCACCAGGATTTCACGAAAAAGGTATTGTATCCACTAAAGGTGATATTGCAGCTAACTTAATGAGACAAGGTGTTACTATGGGTGTATCTTCTCGTGGAGTCGGTTCACTAAAGAAAGTTGGAGAACAAAATGAAGTTCAAGATGACTTTGAACTTATCTGTTTTGATTTAGTATCATCACCATCAACACCTGGTGCTTACCTATTCAACAACCCTGAAGATAGGGTTAAGTACGAAGAAAACTTGGATGAAGAAAAAAAACAACACATTAAAGACCACGGAATGGAAAAATCAGTTGATTTAATGAAAAAATTATCCGATTTTTTGGGAAGATAAAAAAATGAGTTACCCGACGAAAATTCAGGTAGATTAAAAAAAATTCGAGAGGAGAAATTGGTTAGAGGTTATTCAGTAACCGACGTAGAAGCCAAGGTCACTGAGAAGTATCAAGGCTTTCAACACGATTGGAGAATCTTTTCGGTTGGTGAAAGTAAAATTGATGAAGTTATCGAATAATATTAAAGTGGTCTAATTTGACCACTTTTTTTTTAATCCGTTTTTGAAGTTTTTTATTAATGAAAGCTTCAAAAACGGATTTTTTTGTTTGGTGCAATATTTATTAAGAAAAAAATAATGCAAGAAACTAAAAATTTAGTTGAAGAGGCTTTGATTCAAATGAAAAATGTTGAAGAAGTAATTGCCGAAAACGCAAAAGGAATACTTGCTTCTACTATGAAGGAAGAAATCAGTCAGTTAGTAAAAGAATCTCTTTCAGAACAAGAAACTGAAGATGAGATTGAAATGGATGCCGAGTTGGACATGGTTGACATGGGCGACGAAGCTGATAACGACGAGGAAGAAATCGGAATGGACGACATGGAAATGTCTGACGAAATGGACGACATGGAAATGTCTGACATGGAAGACACTATCGATTTAACAAACGCGTCAGACGAGGAAATCTTGAAAATCTTCAAATCTATGAGTGAAGAAGATGGTATCATCGTTAAGAAAGATGGTGAAGACGTACACATCAAAGATACTGATGAAGACGTTGAGTACATTGTAAAACTTGACGAATCAGAAGAAATGGAAGAATTCAACGAAGAGTTGGATGAAGAAGACACTGATTTAGATGCTGTATTAAGTGCTTTAGGACTTGATGAAGAAATGGACAGTGAAATGTCTGAAGAAGAAGACGATGAAGTTGTTTACGAAATCGAGATGTCTGATGAAGATGAAATGATGGAAGAGTACGATGAAATGATGGAAGAAGAAGATATGGATGATTCTGAAGAAGATGAAGACATGAATTCTGAAGACTATCACCTCGAAGAAGCTAAAATGACTGTAAAACCAAAGGGCGTTGGAATGGGAAATCCTAAATTCAAGTACGGTAAAACATTACCAAAAAAGGGTTTCGACGAAAAGAAAAAAGAGGGTCCAAAAACTATGGGTACTGGTAAAGCTAAATTCGAATTCAAAGAAGGTGAAATGGAAGAAAACTATGGTTCTAAAAAACACGAATACAAACGTAAGGATGTAGACGGTGTTGAAAAGAAAGCTGGTGAAAAGAAAGGACACTACAAAGATTACGAAAAAGAAGAAACTAAAGAAGCTGCTAGAACTTATGGTATGGGGTCTAAAGAAGGTAGAGGTTTGAGAAAAGGTATTACTAATAACAGAAATTACAATTACACTGACAACGGTGTTAAAGTAGAATCTGTTGATACTGAAATGAAAATGTTAAGAGAGAAAAACGAAGAATACAGAAAAGCATTAAATGTATTTAGAGAAAAACTCAACGAAGTAGCTGTTTTCAATTCAAACTTGGCTTACGCAACCAGATTGTTCACTGAACACTCTACTACCAAAAAAGAAAAAATAAACATTTTGAGAAGATTTGATTCTGTAGAATCTTTAAAGGAATCAAAACAACTCTACAAAACAATCAAAGACGAGTTAGGTCACGTTGATACTAAAAACATCAATGAGAGTGTTGACAAAGTTGTTAACAACTCAATGAGTTCAGGTTCATCACAAAACTTAATCGAGTCAAAGACATACGAAAATCCACAATTCTTAAGAATTAAAGATTTGATGTCAAAAATCTAAATAAACTAAAAACAAAAAAACCAAAACTAAAATGGGAGCATTATTAGAATCAGGTCTTGTAGGTAACATCGGTCTTAAGCACTTGAAAGTTATCAAAGAAGACACAATTAACAAATGGGACAAATTAGGGTTCCTAGAAGGCTTAAAAGGTCACCTAAAAGAGAATGTCGCTCAATTATATGAAAACCAAGCGTCATACCTCATCAACGAAGCGTCAACAACTGCTGACTCAGGTTCTTTCGAAACTGTAGTTTTCCCAATCGTAAGAAGAGTATTCTCTAAACTTTTGGCTAACGACATCGTTTCTGTACAAGCAATGAACCTTCCTATCGGTAAGTTGTTCTACTTTGTACCTTTCATTCAGGAGTACGAAACAGAAACCGCTACAAACGCTCAACACTACGCACCTTACGGAGCTCCTAACGCTTCTTCAGGTCAAACACCAAACAGTGGTTACAACCCTAACACTCAGAAAGACTTGTATGACAAGTTCTATGAAGGTAACGAACCAGCTCTTGACCCACCAGGTCTTTACGACTACTCTAGAGGTGAGTGGACTGCAGTAACTGCGGACAACGCAACTGTTAAGTGGGTAGGTGATGTTATGGTTCCTGCGGCTTACTCTTACAACTCAGCAACTACAAAAGTATTGTTGGTTATGTCAGGTTTCGCACCAGACGGAGCAGGTAAACTTATCGGTCCTGACGGTCAACCTATGGACACTGAGACTTTCTTGGCTGGTATGACAATCAGAGGTGCTGCTGCTAACGTTTACACTTCAGCTAACACAGCAAATAACTACTTGTTCAGAGTTGTAACTCAGAGATACGGTAAGGGTATTGTTCAATACGGTCAAAACCAAACCTTAGCGTTCCCAAGTTCTAAGACTGACGGTGGTACTTACTATGATTCTAAGACTGACGGTGGTACTTACTATGATGTGTGTGACGCGGCGGGTAAGATTTACTTGGAAGTTGATTTAACTACTCCATGTACAGTTTCAACTAACTCTATTGACGGTTACTGCGGAACTCCATTCTCTTCTTCAAGTGCGGCAAACAACGCGTTTGTTACTAAATACAAAGTTTACAAAAACCTTGAATTTGAAGATAAGATTGGTGAAGTTTCTTTTGACCTTCAGTCTGTTACAGTTTCTGTTACTGAAAGAAAGTTAAGAGCACAATGGTCACCTGAAATGGCTCAAGACGTTGCGGCGTTCCACAACATTGACGCTGAAGCTGAATTGACAGCTTTATTGTCTGAACAAGTTGCGGCTGAAATCGACCGTGAAATCTTAAGAGACCTTAGAAAAGGTGCGGCTTGGAACTTACGTTGGGATTACAACGGATGGAAGAGATTAGGTTCTAACGCAGTTCCTTACACTCAGAAGGACTGGAACCAAACTCTTATTACAGCAATCAACCAAATCTCAGCTCAAATCCACAAGTCTACCTTAAGAGGTGGAGCTAACTGGATTGTTGTATCTTCTGAGGTATCTGCAATCTTTGATGACTTGGAGTACTTCCACGTATCAAACGCAGCTCCTGAGCAAGACCAATACAACATGGGTATTGAAAGAGTTGGAACATTGGCAGGTAGATACCAAGTTTACCGTGACCCTTACTTCCCAGCTAACCAAGTGTTGTTGGGACACAAAGGAACATCATTGTTAGACACAGGTTACATCTACGCACCGTATGTACCTCTACAATTAACTCCAACAATGTATAACCCATTCAACTTTACACCTATCAAGGGTATCATGACAAGATACGCTAAGAAAATGGTTAACAACCGTTTCTATGGTAGAATCACAGTTGATGGTGTTAGAACATTTTATTTTAGATAGTTCTTACAGATTTAGATAATATTTCAGATTCTTGTAATGAAAATACCCCTGATTCAAATGCTTTTTGAATTCCTAACTTTAGAACATAAATTTTTTGTTCATCGGTGATTTCATTTAAGAATTTATCAAAATCTTCAGAATTTTTAATAACGATAGTATCAAATAAAATTATTTGTGAATTTAAAGTATCTTCCATACACTAAAAATAAACCAAGATATTTATAAAGTAACTAATGTCTTTATCTATGAATAATCACAATCAAGAAGAAATCTTAAATAATTTGTTAAAAGAAGATTTGGCCGTTTGGTTTGGTACCAAAAAAAAACCGAAAGGTTCTAAACAACCTAAAGGCCCTTGGGTGAACATTTGTAGAAAAAAAGAGGGTGGTGGTCATCCTCCATGTGGTAGACCTGACGCGGACTCAAAAGCCTACCCAAAATGCCGAGCTGCGGGTGTTGCTTCTAAAATGACCGATTCACAAAAAAAGGCTGCATGTGCACAGAAAAGACGAGAGGAAAAAAAAGACCCAAAAGTTGGTAAAGGTAATAAACCAACCATGGTATCTTACAAACCAAGAAAAAACGAAAGTTTAAGAGAATTGATTAAAGATGTCCTGAAGGAACATTTGTCAAAGTAGTATCCTTGGGTTGAGTTTTGGATGTATCCTGATTTTTTGGTACATCAACCTTTTTCTCTACGGTAATGGGTTTTACTTGTGGAGAATCAATTTTCTTTATTGTAGGTTTACTAACTTTAATTGTATCATATACAATCACAGTATCTAAAGGTGAATCAATTTCGGTATCACTAATTTTATTTTTGGATGGAATTTTATCCATAATAAATGGGTAAAGGTTAACCCCAACAAGACCAATTAATAGTATTGTGAATGATATTGATGTAACACCAAACCAAAATGTTATTTTAAAGTAATTGTTTTTCATTAGATGTTGACCAAAATGTTTTGTAATGAGTGTTTGATATTAGAAGTTATGTGTTTTTCTAACTCTTCTCTACGAGACTCAACCTCTTGATTAAAGAAATCAATTAATCTTTCCCATTCCTTACCCTCAATAAAAATAGTATAGGAGTATATGTGATTAATAATTTGAACATTATGCGAATTTAGAATTACCGAAATATGTAATTCCTCATTGTTAATATAACGTTTACCGCTAATAGGTGTTAACAACAATTCTGTTTCAGGATTTTTAATTAGTTTTTTACAAATCTGAATACAATCACGCTCATATTCAGATTTTTT